TTCATATCCTTCTTGCTTTCCAAGAAGATAGTCCCTTTACTGTCCGGTTTCATCATCGGCCCGGTCAGGTCGTTCTTGAGGTAGCGGTCCAGCGGGATGGACGCGTCCTTCAGCCAGGTCCGCATCTCGCCCCACATCTCGGCCCGCTTGTTGCCCCACATCAGCGGGTTCTTCGACTTGTTCCCGAAGTTGACCCCCTTGATCTTGTACCGCTGCTCCTTCAGCCGGTCGACGATGCCAGCGCCTAGGCCCCCCTCGTCGATCACCACCAGCGCCGGCTTGTACGTTTCGATGGCGTCGATCACATGGCCCACCACCGTCATGGTGTCGTCGCCCTTGTGGCGCTTGATTGCCACGATGTCGCGCCCCTGCCGGATGGCTATGACCGTGCTGTCGGACCCGAACCGTGCCGGGTCCACGCCGATGATGATGGGCGCCGACGGGTCTTTGTGCTGCGGTCGGCGCATGGCGTCGTCGACAGTGGAGGCCCCGATGAACTGGTCGTCGGACGCGTTGGGGAACTGACCGTACACCTCGACGTGGGCCTGTGTGCTGTCGGGGCCGTACTCGTCAATGATCTGCTGATAGACCTGCTTGTCCGTATGCTCGACCGTGCGCGCGTCCACGATCTTGGTGTCCCAAAAGTCGCGCTTGGAGTGGAAGCATTCGTAGAAGTAGCCGCTGTTGCGCCGCGGGTTGCTGAACGCCAGCCAGAAGCGGTGCGGCGTGTTCTCCGTGAAGAAACCCGCCGCGACCGACCAGATGCTGTCGTCGATACCGCTGGCTTCGTCGAACACCAGCATGACCCCGGCGAAGTTGTGGACCCCCGCGTAGGCGTCGGGGTTCTCCGCCGACCACAGCCGTCCCTCGACGCCCCAGTACCGGGTGCCCATCTTGAGGTCGCGCTCCACCAGTTCCGTCAGCCACTTGGCCGGCATCAGCCTGGTGGCGCTGACCTCGAACCAGTGGCTGTTGAGCGCCATGCTGAGCCACTTGGTAATTTCCGCCCATGTGATCGACCGAAGCTGCGCCTCGGAGTTGGCCGACACGATGGTAGTGCTGCCAATCCGCGTGGTCAGCATCCAGATGACCAGCCAGCTGACTAGCGCCGATTTGCCGATCCCGCGGCCGGATGAGGTCGCCATTCTGAGCGTGTCGAAGTCGACCTTGCCGTTGTTCTGCTTCACATGGTCGGCGATGCGCTGCAGCACCTCGCGCTGCCACCGGCGCGGGCCGTCGAAGTGTTCCAGCGGTGTGCCAGGCTGGCCCCACGGGAACACAAACAGCACGAACTTCAGCGGGTCGTCCTTGATGGCCGGCGTCCACAGCCGGCTCATCAGTTCCATTTCGTCGTCGGCGCTATACCGTGTGGTCTGCATTTTCTACCCTATCCGACGACAGTAACTCTTCATTCGGCACCGCCACACCCTCGATGACGCGGCGCTGGGCCTCTTGCAGCGCGGAGGTGATGGAGATGGTCTGGTTGACCTCCACCTGCACGGCTTGCTTGGCGACCCAGCCGTGGACGTGCTTCAGCACATCCAGCGCCGCCTTGGCGTCGCCGGCGCGGGCGGCGTCATGCAGCACCTTGGACATCTCCATCTCGCCGTCGGCCCGGCCCTTCTCCGCGGCCAACGCCGCCAGCGGGTCAAACTCGCACAGCGCGCGGTATTCGATTGGTGTCATGCCGGAGGCTAAGGCCAACGCTTCGCCACGCAATCCATTACGCGCGGCGTGATAGATGGCTTCCAACCGCGCCTCGGTGGCTTCCAATTTGCGCGGCTCATAGGGGAGCGAAAAGACTGCCATAGATTTTGTATAGCATGGCTGGTTGGGTTTGCAAAAAATAAAAAATTGTTTGCAGACCCTCCGTGACCGGGACGGGGCGGGCGGCGGCCCCCCTCCCCCCGGCTCTCGGCGGGCGGCCGGATGGTCGGGGCCAGGCGTGAACATATGAACAGCTATTCATATGTTCAGGTGTTTATATTAGCGCGGGCTAATATTAGCGTTTGGTCACGTTGCATTGCAGCATAATCTGTTACGTTATAACGTAACGTTCGCCAGGTGGCGCGGCTAGGCAAGATAGGCAATCTAGGTCATGCCGAAAACATCGCGCCAGCACGACACGCGGCAGCTAGCTGCTATCGCAATGCGTAACAGAATATAGTGTGAAGCATGGAGCGGGATACGCGGCCTCTGGGGGCGATAGGTCATGATAGGTCAAATAGGTCATCTAGGTCATGCGTTTTTCATCGCCCCCAAGTGAGATAGTACAACTATCCTATAGGTTATAATACATTACATATGTTAATTAATATCTAAGTGGCAGTTGGTTATATTACTATTACCTAGAAAGCCTAGGAAAAATGAAAAAAGCCTTTTTCGCCAACTACATAGCCCCACGTAGCATGGTTGTCGACTAGGCAACCGCAAACCCTACCTAAAAAGCCGATTTTTCCGGTTTTAGGTTAACGCAACATTACTCCCACATTACCAAATTGTAATGTAATAGATTCTAGGTTGCCTTATTCTTGCCTTAATTAGCTTGTAATAGAATCTGCATCGGTCATCACGATGACCTATTTTTTGGGGAGATATGTAAATGAATATCTGGCACGATGCCGCAATCTGCGCTTTCTTTGTAGTGCTTTTGCTTTGGCTTCTAGTTTTTTGATCGGGGAGGATCACACCATGCAAAACCGCATTTTCAGCATAGACAGCGCAAAGGCCGTGAAGGCGCAAGATTACGGCTACCTAAATGCCATTCACTACATGGCGCCAGCAAGCTTGGCTGGCGTTGGTAATATGTGCGGCGCCGCGACGCCTTCCTGCATTGATCTATGCCTAGGTTGGTTCTCTGGCCAAGCTGGCATGGTGGCGGATGACGCGGATTTGAATAGCGTCCGCAAGAGCCGGATAGACAAGGCGCGGCGCTTCATGCGCGACCGCCAAGCTTACATGGCGGACGTCGTGCGGTCGATCGAATTAGCCCAGCGCCAAGCCGCGCGCATGTGCTTAATCCTTTGCGTCCGCATGAATGGGTCGACGGATATCCCATGGGAAGGCGTTAAATGCATCCGCAATGGCGTGACGTACAAGAACCTAATGGAAGCTTTCCCTGAGGTTCAATTTGTTGACTATACAAAAATCGCGGCGCGGCTTTTGAAGCCCCTGCCACCTAACTACAGCTTGACGCTATCGCGGACGGAATTGAACGACGCGGCCGTCGTGGCGGCCGTTCGGGCTGGCCACAATGCGGCCGTCGTTTTTGAGAGCCTGCCGACGCAATGGAATGGCTTGCGCGTGATCGATGGCGACAAGCACGATTTGCGCCATTTGGATCCTAAAGGCGTTATTGTCGGCCTGACGCCTAAAGGCCGCAAGGCCAAGCGCGACAAATCCGGCTTTGTCATCCGCAATGCAGCATAAGGAACAAAACACCATGTCCGAAACCAAAGCCACTACCGCCCTCGCCAATCTATCGGATGCGGCCGTTGCCGCGCTGCAAGGCGCCCTAGTCACGCGCGGCCCTCGCAAGGGCAGGCTATTGTCTGCCGCGCCACCAAGCCAAAGCCTAGCCTTTGCGGCATGGCAGGGCGCCATGCTGTCCTGTAATCCGTATAAGGCGAGCATCGCGGCGCTTATGTTCATGTCTGCCGAGCAGCGCGCCATACAAAAGGAAGTAACAGCCCTATTCGATGCCCTGCCCAAGGGCGCGCGCATATCAATGGACAAGGATCGCCAAGCCTTGGAAGCGCTTGGCGCATGGTGACTAGGCAGGGCGCCACGGCGCCCCGCCCTCGCAAGGCGCCCATGCGGCGCCCTGCGACGGCGACATTGCCGAACATGAGAGGGAAGAACATGACGACACACACCCCCGGCCCATGGGATACCCGCAAGGGCGCCTATGGCGTCCTACACGTCGGCCCGGCCATGCTGGCGCATCCGGGCCGCGACATGGTGGCTTATGCGGCCGAACGCGGCCGTGATTTGCTGGCGCAACGCGCGGCCGATACCGCGCTGATCGCGGCCGCGCCAGACATGCTGGCCGCGCTGCAAGCCATCGCGGCCACGTCGACAGAAGAGGATGCCGAAACGGCCCTTGGCAGCATACAAATGATATGCCGCAAAACAATCGCCAAGGCCAAGGAAGCCAAGCCATGACGCGCATATATCTAGTCTATTCCGACGACGAGAATGGGGACGATATGAGCCTTGTAGTGGAGGCGCATAACCCTGCCGATGCGGTGCGCCTATGGCGCAATGATTGGGATTTGACCAGCGACGTGAAGCCCGGCGCCGTGTTTGAGATGCCCGACCGGACAGGCCGCCCGGCGGTACATCAATGGCCTAGCCTAGACCGAGGGAAGCGCAGCGAATGGTGAAGCAGATAGGCTTGTTTTGGTATCTGGTAAACGCGCCGGCCGGCGCCTTCCATGGCTTCCCATGGCCAACCAAGGCCGACGCTGACGAAATCTTGCGCGCCGTGATGGCGCAGCATGAGAGGGCCGCGCTGCCATGTTTACCCTAATCCTGCGGGCGCTTTGCCTGCTAATCGCAAGGAAAACCATCAAATGATACCCGACGAAAAGAAGGCCATCCAATACGCGCGCTGGCTGGCAGAACGGGACGCCATGCCCCTGCCGGAGCATGCCGACACGGTCATTGAATGGGCGGAACCCATGATGCGGTCAGGCGTCAGGCTGACGCGGATCAAGGCGGTGACGTTCACGGGCGAGCGTTACGCTGTGACGGTTTATTTGCCGGGGTGGGATTATGATCCGACACCTATGAAAGGGCCGCCGGCCGGGGAGCCGTGAGGCAGATACTCAACCCGGCCGGCGGTGCGTGGGCTTGTCGGGGAGGGAAAGCCACCCACGCACAAGATTATGATACACCCAGACACACGGGGATGCAATGACAATTTTGGATTGGATACGCATGGCCATAGTGGGCCTGCTGCTGGGCGGTGGCCTGGTCGCGCTGCTGGCGTATTACATCGAGACAACCATCAGGGAGGACGAAGATGATCATTACTGAACCCATGCCGTTCCGTAGCCTGCGCGTCATTATGGCGAGCATCCAGACCCATGAGGAACTGCTAAAGCAGACATGGGACGGCAGCGAGGAACATTGGCGCATCCAACGCATCCTAGCCGCGCTTGGACGCCAGCTAGACGAGGCCGAGGCCCTGTGGAAGGCGCACCATGCCAACGCCTGACAACCGCCTGCCGCAAGGCATCGCTGCCGCCCATGTCGACTTCATCGCCCACGAGCGGCGCAAGGGCACGACATGGGAGGCCATCAGCCGAACCGTGGGCGTGTCGGCTAAGACGCTGTCGACGTGGTGGGCCAAGCGCGGGGCATACAGCCCCTACCATAAGAGCCCCACGCGAGAGCGCGAGGCCAGCGGTTACAAGGCCCGCAAGTGCCTCCGCTGTCAGATAATGTTTGACAGTAGCGGGCCGGGTAATAGATTATGCAGCCGCTGCCGCACGGCAGACTGATAAGGGAAGAGGGAAAATGGACGATTTAACGCACGACGGGCTACGCAAGCGCGTGGCCGAACTGGAGCAGGCGCACATGGCGCAGTCGCAGATAGCGTGGCACCACTACCAGCGGGCGCAGCTTGCCGACCTGCGCGCCGACGACGCCGACGCGCGCCTGAAGGCGTTTCTGAAGGTGGCGGAGGAAGCATACTGGTCGCTGATCTGGGCATGGCAGGACGGGCTGGACGGCCAGCCTGGTCCGTTCAATTTGGACGGGCTGGACCCTGACGTGATGCCAACGCCAGAGCGCAAGCTGTATGAGGCGTTGAAGGACTTAAAACCTTTTTATGGCGCGGAGGCGCGGAAGAAATGACCCAAGCCACCAAGAAGCAATACCCTGGTGCCATCACCGTGGAGGATTACGGTAAAGACGAATACCTAGACGGGGCGCAGATGCAATACGCTGTGCATGGTAAATCCTACACGCTGGCATTTTTCGCAGAGAAGGAGGACGCCCATTTGTTTGCAAAAGCAAAATCAGCGGGCACGCCCGCCGAAGTGGAAGCGCGCGTCAAGGAAGCCCGGCGCGATGCGCTGGAAGAAGCGGCGCGGCTACGGGAGGCTATTGAGATGGCGCGAGAGTGCATTGACGACAAGGACGTTATCGGCGCGCGTCAAACTCTGACAATAGCGCTAGGAGAAACACAATGAGCGAACTCCGCGTTTTGGTCGGGTTTGACCCGTCGCGCGACCTTTGGCTGGTGGTGGTCGTGCGGGAAAATGAAATTATGACGCTAGGGTTTGAGCCTACGGAAAAAGAAGCCGCCGAATGGGGTGTAAAGGCGATGAAAGCTAGGGCATGGGAAAAGGGCGTTGACGACCCGCCCGACGTTTACGCCCGCGCGGCGCTGGGAGAAAAGGAATGATCCAGCAACTGAACCCGCCCCTGCCGTTGCTGACACCCAAGGGCAAGGCATGGGCGCACCTAGTGATCGATTACGGGCCGGAGGCAGACCTGTTATGGGTCTGCTTCCAAGACGCCACAGGGCAGTGCTGGACGTGGCCCAATAAAGAGGTCCGCATCCAGCCTAATGAAACGATGGGTCGCCCTACCCCACCGCTTTGAGGTTGACCACCTTCGGCGCAGCTTCCTCTTCTACAATGCGCCGGAGGTCGCTTTTGCTGTATTTTTTGGCCATCTCGGGCGTCGCAAAGATGTGCTTCTTGTTCATCAATTCGACCGTCCCCACCCTGCCAACATCCACCCACTTGGCTTCTTTCAAGGCGTGAAGCAGTGCCGGCTGCGGGATCTTGACGCCTGGCGGGGCCAAGCCGCTCAGACGGTCGCACACGGCATGGAAGGGCGAGGCGATGACGCCCTTGGCGAAGTCGCCCTGACGGTTGCGGATCAGTTCGACGATGAAGCTTTCGGCCATGCTCATGCTATGCTCGATCAGGTTGGCCTTAGCGTCGTTAAGCACAGGCGCCGCGCCGGGGTTGAACGCCGACACGTCGCGGGTGTGCAGCCATTTGGCGACCTTCTCAAACCCCAAGCCTTCCTTGTACCAGCGCCAGATCAGCTTGGCCTCGGCCTCGGCCATGATGGGCGCCTGCGACCACAGCACGAACCAGCGGCGGTCATCGCTGCTGATCGTGATCGGCACCGGGTCGTTGGAGAAGGCCAGCACGAAGGCGCGGTTCACAGTATCATACGGATGCAGGCCCTTGCGGTTGACCGTCAGCATCTCCGGCGGCGCGGCGATGATGGGCTTCAGCCTGTTGGCCAGTGCGCGCCTGGTGGCGGCTTCCGGCTCCTTCAACTCGTTCAGGATGATCACTTCGCTCTCCAGCGCGTAGCCCCACTGGCTGTTGAGCGAATCGCCATCCACCAGCCCCCGGTTGACCAGCCCCGGCCCGCACACGGCCCACAGGAACGGCGCCCACATGGTATCCTTACCGGAGCCACCATGGCCGCCGTGCAATACGGCGTGGTTGATCTTGACGCGCGGGTTCTGCGTTTTGAACGCCATGATGTCCCACAGGTGGTTCAACTCGGCCTCGTCTGGCACCAGCCGCCGGCAATGCTGCTGCCAGATGCTGATGTCCTCATGCGCCACCTTCGACACGTCGGGGCGGCCGTCGCGCCAGCGGTTGCCATAGACGACGCCGTTGCGCGTGACCAACACGCTCTCGCCCGCCGCGTAGGTGACACCCTCCAGCACCCGCGCGCCCATGGCCTGACGGTTTTCGTCGAAGCAGGTGGCGGCTTCGATCTTGCGGGCGTTGTGGATCGACTTACAGGGCACATGCCGGAATAGGGCATTGAAGGAATACCGGGTGATCTCGCGGCGTTCCTGAAGGTCGAAGAAACTGTCGTCCGACACGACGTAGGCGAACCGCTCATACCATTGCGACTTTTGGACCCGGCTGGCCTCCTTCCGGTCGACCTCGGCGATAATCTCCGCCGCCCGGTCAGGGTACTCGGCTGTGGGCGCCAACTTGTCCATGGCCCGCGCCATGTGTTCCGCCAGCAACTCATCGCGCAGGCCGGGCGTGACGCGCGGGCCGCCATTGTCAGCCACCCAGCCCAAGAAGGCCCGCGTGTCCAGATGCTCGCAGTGGCCGTGGTAGCAGCAGAACGACCGGTCCAGCGGCTTGTAGCGGGCGCTGATCTGGCCGTCGGTATGCTCGGCATGGTTGGGGCAGACGACGCCCAGCCAGCCCTCGGCGTTGACGCCAGACAGGACCAGGCCCTGCTCGTTCAGCCAGCCCAGAACGCTGTCCTTGCCCGTGTCGCGCAGCTTGAACGCGCGCTGCGCTGCCGTGTCAGCCGCAGCGGGCGCGACGCCCAGCGCTTCGCATATCTGCGGCAGGGTGAACTCGCGGCTGGGGTGAAACTCGACCAGCCGGGCCTTGAACTCACCACGGCCGGGCTTCAGGTTGACCGACCCCGGCAGGCGGAAGTTCCGCACCGCATTGGTGGCGCCGGGGTCGGTGTAGCCAGCCGCCGCGATGGCGTCCATGGCCGCGGTGAACTCGCCCTTGGTGGGTTGGTCGCTGAAGGCGTAGCCCCATTGGAACGACCCCTCGCTGGTCTCCATGATCCATGTCGGCGGCAGGGGCGGCACCTTAGCCTTGGTCCCCACGTCGTCCAGCATCATCACAAGGACGTATTCGCAATTGGCCGACGAGGCCGACGGCTGGCCGTCTTTGAACCGCTCCAAGATGAAGGAGCCGGTGTTGGCGTACCAAGCCCCTTCCCCTCTTTTCTTTGCCGGCAGGAACGCCGGCCAGGTGTATTTCGGCGACCCGTCCGCGTGTAGCACCTGCGCGCCATCACGCATGACAGGCTTCTGTCTGACCACCAGCAGCGTCTCCCGCTGCGGCGCCAGGCTTTCCAGAAACTCTATGAACTCCATCTTTCCCTCCTCATTTCCCGTAACGCGTCATCACTTCGGCCTCGATATTGAGCGGGATGCCGCCCGCCCAATTCGGTGGCACACACATCGCCCGCTCCAAAGCGGCGATGGTAGCCTCGGGGTCGGCCGTCTCGACCACGATTTCATCATGCACATGCAGCACCACGTCCTGCCCCTCCGCCTCTAGCCGCCGCAGGCTGTGCCGCAACAGGTCGTGGGCCGCCGCCTGCGTGACGTTCTCGCAGGCCAGCCCGCGCCACAGACGGGCGCGCGGCCACTCGGTAGCGTCCGCGCCGGGCTTCCATGAGGCTTTGGCATATGTGACCCCATCCGGTTCTAGCTTCGCAAAGGGGTAGCATAGCACACGACCAGAGGGGAGCGCATACCAAAGATGCACCCCGTCGAACAAATACGTCACCCGCCCGGCGCTGAACTCATGGCCCCGGTTCCGCATGGCGCGGGTATAGGCGCTCTCCAATCCCTGCCAGAACGGCACGGCCCACGGGTTCGCCCGGCGCCACGCGTCCACCATGCGCTGCGCCTCGCTCTCGGGCATGTGGACGCCGTAGATGCGCCCCATGGCAGCAAAGGCGCCCACGCCGCCCGCGAATCCGCAGGCCAACTCCTGCACCTTGCCAACCTGGCGCTGGTCCTTGGTAACGTCGTCCATGCCCACGCGAAAGGTCGCCATGGCGTTGACCTTGTAAACGTCCTTCCCGGTGCGGAACAGTTCCAGCTTGTCGTCGCCGGCACCGGACAGCCACGGGTTCACGCGCGCTTCGATGGCCGACCAATCGGCCGCCACCAGCACCTTGCCGGGCGACGGCAGCAGGGCAGGGCGCAGCATACCCTTCAGCACGTCCGTGACCCGCTTGCCGTAGCGCGGCACGATCTGATACGCGCGTACCATGGCCTGCCGCACGTCGTCGGGCGCCTCGGCGCACTTGCGGGGAAAGTTGTGGACCTGCAAGCCGTAGCTGCTGGCCCGCCCTGTGGCAGCGCCGCCGGCAAAGACAAACGCGCCGCGCACCCGCTGGTCCTCGGCGTCGGCCAGCGCAGCCGCACGGCTGAACTTGGCCACGCTGCTGGCCCACAGGTCGTCGGCGCATTGGATCACCTCGGCGACGTCGGGCGGCACCTCGTCGGCGTTCTCATCGGCCAGCGCCAGCAGGTTGGCGCGCACGGTCTTGTCGATCGACACCTTGGGCACCCCGTCCTTCCAGACGGTCATCAACTTGCGCGCCTGCGCGCCGACCCGGTGTTCGACCCACGCCCGCATCTTGGGGCTTCTGACGCTGGTGATGACACCCTCGGTCACCTCGCGCACGGTCTGCTGGATTTCCACCAGTTCGTCGGCGGCGTAGCGCACCGCAGCAGCGCAGAGCGCAGTGTCCACCAGCACCCCACGGTCGTTGATCCGCTCGTTCACATGGTAGTCGGCCAACTCATCGTCGGACAACTCGCGCATGGCCTTGCTGACGGCGCGCATGGCGCGCACGTCCTGTTCGCAG